CAGCGTTGGACATTTTCTTAGCACTTTCTGTTACGAAACGTGCCTTGAGTGTTTCCAACTGTTTGCGAGCTTCACGCACTAGACGAACTTTAGTTTCAACAACATCTTGTTTGTCTTGTGCAAATTCACGAATCTCACGTGCAAGTGCATGTACCACAAAGGATTCTAACTTAGCAACTCCTTGTGTGTGCATCTTGCGATCTTTACGCAGTTCACCGATTTCTTCAGCCAATTTGGTTACCATAAAGTCGTTAAACTTGGTGGAACTTTCTTTCATTTTGGCCTGGAACCGGACACGATCTTCTGCAAGTGCCTGCTTTTCAGCACGTACCTGCTCGAGTTCTACTGCAAGACCTTCTGTTACCATACGATCTAGGGCTTCCACCATTACTGTCTTGTCATGTTCATAGCGTTGTGCAAACTCTTCGCGGAGTTCTGCACGGACTTGTTCACGAGCTTCATTCAGCTTGGCTTCCCAGGCTTCAGTGATCTCGCTACGAGTTTCCTCGTTGATCAAGTCGCTATCTAGTAACGGTTTTAAACTATCTAACATAGCGTTATTTCCCCTCTATTTTGAGATCTCTGATCAGGCGCATTACTTCCGTCTTCAAATATCTCTGTACCTTGTTGTCCGACCCGGCTTCTTTTGCCATCTCCAGGATTCTATGTCCGCCACGCATGTTGAGCAGGCCTTCATAGATTGCTGTGGGATACGCATTTGGTGCGCTGGGTTGGGCAACCACATCCACAGTGACGATTTCAAAGTCACTGACATGTCCGTTGGAGTCGTTGACATTTCCTGATCCACGACTGCTAACACCTAGTTTTACACCGTTGGTCAACATGGTCTTGACCAGTTCTCCCATTGGTGTTGGTAATACTTTTAATGTGCCATAACCGCAAGGGCCTTCCATCCACATTTTTTCAATCATGTGACTGACTCGATCCAGGTTGATTTTCAAATCATCTGGATGATCCACTTCGCCTAAGACACTGTGGCCAGATACAATCTGTTCATTGATGGTTTTTACTGCGTTGGCTATTTCACTCACAGGATACACACGCTCGTTGGCGTTTCTTACGCCGCCTTCGATGCAAATGCCTTTGAGTTTCAAAGTTTTGCCACCGGAACCGTCCGCAGCTTCTTCCGTCAACAATTCAATGTTGGCCTGGTTGAAGCTGAGGTGTTCTTTTAGATATCGAGCCATATCTTGCTATTATCCTTTTGGAAAAGGAGTTCTAGTGTTTGTGCCACCTGCTTGTGCTGTCGTTGGCTTTGGCGCTGCCGCTTGTTTGGCATTGCTACCACCCTTACCAGGAACATTTTTATATGTGCTGGCACCAGCTACATCTGTTGATTTTGGAGCTGGTCGGCCTTGTGCAGTGTCACCAGTCATTCGAACTGGACTGGCTGCCATGCCTCTAGCGCCGGAGTTGGCAGGAACTACACTTTTGGTGTTAGCACCGTCATCACCCATTTTTGGAACAGCCACTTTGTCTAAAGTGATTGCTTCCATCATTGCTTCGTCATCAGCAAAGGCCATTGTGTCGTCTTGTGCAAGAGCGTCACCGCCTAGTTCGTCGCCCATTTCGTCATCTAAATCGCTTTCAATGCCGTCATCTTCACCGCCCATGATAGCTTCAAATTCAGCCATTAGTTCGTCTAACTTGTCTTCCAAGTCGATAACTCGGTCTTCGATGTCACCTTCGTCATGATCACTTTCCATGTCGTGTGTTAAGTCTTCGCCATCTTCTTCTGCTTCGTCGTCAAATTCTGCGTCAGACTCATCTTCTTGCATGCCTCGTTCTTCGGACTCCACATCGTCGATTAAATCATCGCTGGCGTCGCCACCAATTTCTTCTTCCATTCCGCCTGCTGGAACTGGAACAAGATTTTCGTCAACTTTACGACCATGCTTGTAATCGTATTCTAAATCTTTTTTGACTTTTTTAGCGTCCCGTTCTGCACGATCGTCAGCTTTTTCATCATGTGACTCTTCATCTAACTCTTCGTCCTCTTCTTCATTCATGAGGTTCTCGTAGATTTCGCGTGACTTTTCAACCACGATGTCGTGGAAAAGTTCTTTGGCTTTCGCCTCTTCATCATTGATCACGTATTCGATCAACTGTTCAAATTTCGATGTCATAATTTCTCCTTAAGTAATGGCTCGTATATTACTTACATGAGATTGGTAATATTGGTACTTTTGAGGTGTAAAACTGGTAGTTTTTGAAAGAAATTGTGACTGTAGTATTACAGTGCAGGAGCAACCGGAGCTGGTGCATATTGTTGCTTGACCAACTTGAGTTTCTCTCGATATTCCACAGACCTTATATCATTCATCTGACGCAGTTTGTTTAACTGACGTAGAGTCAGGCGAGTCTTGCGCAGATCTCCCAAGGTAGGCTGGCTATTGTCCTGGCCAAGATCTTGGTAGCCAGGTGCTGCACGGTCGTATATTTCGTTAAGATTCATCGTGTATTTATAACGCAGGCACTCCACCAGCGGCACCACCTGCGGGCGGTGCACCGGTACCAGGCGGTTGTCCAGCTATGGGCGGTGTGGCACCCAGTTGTCCTGCATCGGGCATGATTTCTGCACCGGCCAGGTCTTGACCAGCTGTGATGTCACTTTCCATGCCAGCAGGAGTGATGCCAATACTACGCAGGTCTTGACCTTGTGTGGTCTCAACTTCGGGCTCTTCGCGTTCTTCTCTCCAGGACACTTCGTTTTCCATGATCTCTTCGTCAGTTAGACCCAAGAAACGTTTCATCATGAATCGTTTGCTCATGTAAGGCAACTGTTCCAGCTGTGTAAATGCGCTGATACGGCTGTTGTCCATTTCAGCTTGGCGGTATGTGGCAAAGTTTTGTGGCTCGCAGAAGGAAAGACTGAACAGACCCGAGTCAATGTTGAACCCTCTCCAGTGCAGGAACATCTTGAACTCATCATCTAACTTCTGCATGATCAAGTTCTGCAGGCGCTTGCAATACTGGTTAAAACGATATTCTTGTATGAGTGCTGTGCCCACTTTGCCGTCAGTGAATGCACGATCCGAGTCGTCTGGGCCTGTGGGCAAGTAACTGCTGGGCACACGCAGACCGCGGGCCATTTTGTTATTGAAGTATTTTAAATCGTCAATCTCGCCTAGGTTTGTGCCACCCGGCAACACTTCCACACTGCTGCCGCGACCATCGCTGGTGCTGGGGAAAAAGTAATCTTCGTTGATACTGAGTGGATTGTATGACGCATCCATCATGTTGGCACCACCGCCTGTGTTGGTTGGAATACGACGCTGATGCATTTCGTTTTTGACTCGCTCCACAAACTGCATTGCCAAGTGACTGGGCATGTTGCCCACATCTATCTTGAACACTCTGCGCTCAGGTGCCCGTTGTACACGGTAAATCAGCACAGAATCTTCTAGCAATTCTTTTTGTTTGTAGACCTTGAATATGTTTTCCAGGATGCTCTGCCCAAATGGCCAAAAGAAATCCAAGCCTTCGTTTAGGCTAAGATGCACCACATGTCGACTGTCCAGGCACGTTTCGTTCATGGCCTGTTGGAAACGACTACCACCTGCTCCACCGGCACCTGCGCCACCTCCCCCACCACCACCGGGTGCGGTATAATTGTTCTGCCCAATAGTGCCAGTGGCACGACTCACATAGTAATCACTCGTGGTCTTTTGAGCTATGCTCATGTTTTGAAAGTTGGGATTGATGTCACGTATGATATACTGTTCAGGCCTCTTGCCTTCGCTTTCGTTCACAATGACCCTGGCAACTTTGACCATGTCCACCCAGTACATTTCAAATGTTTCTGGATCACGCACAAATACCTGGTCTCCGTACTTGATCACATTGCGGAACAGCTTGAACATGCGTTGATCTAGCTTGTTCAACTTGGTCCATTGTTGCAGTTGTTTTTTGACAATTTCAATTTCGTGATCGGTTGGCTTGTCGCTAAAGTTTATGTCAAATGGAGTTTTGTTATCTTGATTAGTCTGTGTGCTAAACTCAGCTATGATGTCTAAACAAGCATTTACTTCACTGTCGCAGTCCATGTTTTCATACTGATTGTAACGTTCTACACGATTGGGGTGACCAGAGTATACTTCAGGCAATCTACTGGCATAGTTGCGGAACGCAAAGTCGTTGCCGGTGCCGGGTGTATCGTACCCGGAGCCGGTCTGCCTGGGATAGTTGGGCAGGCCAAATTGATTGGAGCCTGAAATTGGGCTTAGTTGGCCGCCAGTGTTGGCAACTCGAAAATACTTTTTCCATCCGCGCCCTTGACCGCCGTTTTTGTTTTCTGCCATAGTCTAGTATTTATGGCGTTATCTGCTCTGCTGCAATATCTTTGTGCTGACACTGACCTGATTTTGCATAATATTGGCTATTTCACTAAGTTGACTCAATTTTTCAGCTGATCGAGTATTGTTCTTTTTTTCTTTGAATATCTCAACTATTTGGTTTATTTTGTCCAAACGAGTTGCCATTAACAAGGCAGTATCTGCACTGGTATCAAAAGAAAACGCAGGAGTCGGCGCTTGCGATTGCGGGGTTATTGTTAATCTTTCTTCGCCGTGCATGACAATATCGGGGGTATAGCCGCTTGCCGGACCCGACAATGTTCCTTTCCATCCCATGGCTGCAGACACCTGCGCATGGAAATGCCCACCAGTGGCACCTTTGCTAGGATGGTTATATTCATCAATCACATAACTAGCACCCATTCCTTTGAGTTGCTGTGTAATTTGATGTCCTTCTGCGACTGTGGGTCTATGGTCTAGTGTAAAATCCATGGCTCTTCCAAATGCGTGCTGACTAGTGGAGTATCGTTCTGCATGGAAATTGTCGTTCAAAGAAGTAATTACGTGGAAGCCAGATATCTGGCTTTGTGCTGATTTTGCCAAGTTAATTAAACGGTCGTCAAGCAATCGTCCGTCGGCTTGAACGTCTCCGGCTCGCAGATTCAATCCCATTTTACGAAGCTCGGCGGTAGTGCGGGCAACTCCGCCCTTGG